TAATGCATTGCGTGTAGCATGTCTAGTATATACTACCCAGAAACTACTATTTGTATCTACATCTGGTCGATTTAATACGCTACCGACATGTGTTGTAATACAACGATATGTATAATTTTTATACAAGGCAAGGTCACCGATAGTATATTGTGTACCAGCTGACCAAAAACTTCTCCAGCGAACACCTGGAGATAGTTCACTCCAGTAAGGACTTACACCTGAAAATGTTAAATTTTGTGCGTTAACTAAAGCTGTATCGGGCGGAGAACTTAATAATACAGTTGTACTATTAATAATTTTAGTAACATATTGTCCGCTAGCAAAACCGTTACCAACCACTGTCATTCCTAATACAATTCCTAATGATGAAGTAACTACTAGCGTGGTTCCGCTACTACCTGTTGAGTTATAGTTAGTAGTATAACTAAAACTGGTAGGGTCTTGAGCTGAATTATCTTGTATTGCTACAAATACTTCTCCGCCTTTACGAACAACATCTCCTACTTGATAAGCAACATTATATGCCCAGTCACCCATTAACAAATAATTTTGTGTTAGTACACTCCAATCGGTAGTATCAGTTGACGGAGTATTGTTTGTATTGTCAAATGTATTTGAGATATAACTATATCCACCGTAATTAACAATATCTCCCTTTTGATAAACTGTTGAAGAACTCCAGGCACCTTGCTCTTCCTGGCCTGGTATATACATTGTGAAATTTCCTGAAGCAGGAATGCTTGAAGATGTATGTCCAACTGTAACTTGATATAAATCTGCTCCAATTTTTACAACATCATTAGCTTTATATCTGTAATTAGATTGCCAATTGCCTTTATATTCAATTCCGCTGTAGAATGTACTCCAGTTGCTTTGATTAGCTTCTAAACCAAGAGCCGTAGTCGAAGCACTAGTATGGTTAACAATACACTTGTAAACAATTCCACCATACTTTACAATATCATTTAGACTATAAGCTGTGCTAGTAGTCCACGTAGTATGCCAAGAGAAAAATTCATTGTAGATGGCCCACTTAGCAGCGTCAGTTGCAAATGTCGAACTAGTGTGATTAGTGTTACAATAATACATAACACCGCCGCTGATAACTAAATTACCTAGACTATAAGCTGTTCCTGTAGTCCATGCTCCAGAAAAAGTTTTGCCGTCGAGTACTAAATTCCAATAAGGATACGGACTAGAATACAAGTCTGTGTAAAAATTTGTACTGTTTGATGTGTTAGGAACTAGACATACATAGGTTTTACCTTGATACCCAACAACCGCATCGCGATTATAAAAAGTATTTGGCGTCCACTGACCTTCCCAGGTAAATTTTAGTCTTCCAATTTTAAATTCTGCTGCCATTTTATTCTTTTCCTATTAATTTGAACTAATTATTTGAGCTTGCGAATATGTATACGCTTGATTAATTCTAACAACTAGCTGTCCAGTTGCAGTATCTAGATAATAATAACAATTTTTATTGTCCCATCGATATTGATCAAATTGTAAATTAGGATATGGACGACTATGGTCAGTTGCCAATCGTCCATCAAAGAAATCTACACCATATTCAAAATTTTCAAAATTATTCTGACTTAAACCTGGAACGTTTACCGTGATTGTTCCTGAGCTACTTAACTGATCAACTTTATAAAAATAAAGAGTACCGTCGTCTAATCTTTGTAGAGCGTAAAAATATCTAGGGTTTCCATCTCCTAGCAAATCATTTAAATTGTATTCGTTACCAACATAATAGGTCATAATTTTATCCTTAGCTTATTTCAACGTAGCTCATAACAAGATCAATACTACTTGCTGTATTAGATGTTATTATAATATTTGTACTTGGACCACAGACTAGTCTTTCGCCGCCGTTAATTACTCTAGCACTTGTATTAGGAGGTATAACAATATTCTGAACATAATAGGCGCTAGTACTAGCCACAGTGTCTTGTAATTGTACACTGGCTAAAATAATGCCAGAAGTTGTATTGGTCAAACTTAAACCAATTACTGTAGTTCGTGCAGTGTTATTTGTGGTTAATACAGTAGTAGGACTTGTTCCTAATCCTGAATTCAATACGTTTTTAAAAGCTGTTGTCATTATTTTATCCTATCATTAGTGCAGCTTCAATACCAATATCAGTTGCATCATTAAATGTAACACCAGTACTTGTACCAGAAACGCTGGTCCAACTAACGCCGTTGAATACTTCAACATATTGATATGTAGTATTATAACGAGTCATACCGACTTCAGTATATTGCAAAGCAGGGCGCTGATTTTCATCGCCGCTTGGTATTACTAGTCCGTAAGTTCCGGATATTTTAACATATCCATTACCGTTTTCTACAAATTCTGTTACCGCGTTTGATGCTACATTAGTAATGCTATTGCCCGCAAAACGCAGATTTCCTATAAGAACTCCACCAGAACCTGATGTGTTTAAATTGATATCTGTATTAGGCGAGATTGCACTAATTGTATTATTACTTATGTCTAAATTACTTGTTTGAAAATCAATTGTGTATAATTTAGCAGGGTCTATTGTTGCTACAAGAACATTGTTTGCAAAGAATCTAATAATATTATCACCGGCGCCAGGTGTTAATTCTGGTGTTATTCTTGTTTTTCCATCAGCACTTTCTACTCCGCCCAATTTATACCAGTTATCTACATTGTAGCCTTCATATCTTTTTAAATCAGTATTATAACGGATCATACCGTTACTAGCAGGATCAGGACGCTGGCTTGTTGTTCCAACTGGTAGTACAAAACTACCGTTGTTGTTTATAATAACACTGGCATTACTTTGAGGTGTTAATAATAAATTTGCATTTGTTCCAACACTTTGAATATTGTTATCTGTGAATTTAACACTTTCTACTATAACACTACCTGTGCCAGATCCTTGAATGTTCAGATCTAAATTACCTTGGTTGGTAGCAATGGTACTTCCGCCAATGGTGATATTTGGAATAGTTAAGTTGCCAGAAATGCTAGCATTACCAGTAACTGTTAAGTTGCCGCTGGTAGTAAAATTACCAGTTTGATTAAAATTACCAGTTTGTCCAACTGTACCATTTATACTAGTACCAGCTAATGTACTAGTTCCAGAAACTATTAAGTTATTTTGGATTGCAAGATTCTGACTAATTAAAAGGCTACTAGGTATGTAGACTTGTCCAGATCCAGTAGTTACTAAATTAAAATTAGCATTGTTAGTAGTACTAGTAATTGTGCTACCGCTAATTATAAAATTAGGAATTGTAAGAGTTCCAAAAACACTAAGGCTACCTGCTTGTACATTACCGCTGGTTGTAAAATTACCAGTTTGTGTAAAATTACCAGTTTGGGTTAAGGTGCCAGTTATTCCAACATTTTGTAAACTAGTTGTTCCGCCTACAGTTAAATTGCCTTGTATATTGGCATTATTATCTACTTGTAGATTATTACTTGGAATATAAACTTGACCAATACCGTTGGCGCTTAGTAACAAGTTACTGTTAGTGGCTGTACTGGTAATACTATTATTTGTAATAGTTAAGCCGCTAGTAGTTACGGTATTAATATATGCTGTATTCCAGTATAACCCGTTGGCTCCTAAATCGTAGAGTAAAGTTGTGTTAGGAATTAAATTGCTATTAATTCTAGCAATTACATTTAGCAAATTAGTACTATCTGCACCAATTGTAGTAGTACCACTAATAGTAGTAGTGCCATTTATAGTTAAATTACCGCTTGATGTAAAATCAGTTGTGGTAATTCCGGTGGCACTTACATTAGTAACATACAAGTTTTTCCAAGCATTTGAGCTAGAACCTAAGTTGTAATAGTTATTTGTGCTAGGTATAATATCGCTGTTTACTTCGGCATCAAATGTAACGGTGTCGCTAGTTTGATTACCCAGCTGAATATTACCGTCGGCTGTGATTACGCCAGTTGCGTGTAAGTTTCCGTTGATTAATACGTTTCGATTTGCAGATACAGTACCAACAACTAGTTGGCCAGTGCCGCTTGGATTTATGTTTATATCTGTATTTGTACCAGTGGAACTTATGTTATTTGTTCCAATAGTCAACTGTCCAACACTGATTAACCCTTGATAAACTACAGCGTTTGATCCGCTTGGGGTTAGATTAATTGTTGAATTATCACTGGCAATAGTGTTGCCGCTGACAGTAAACATACTGCCAGGTTGGCCAATTTGTGTTTGATTTGTTACATATAGATTGGTAGTACGGGTGGTTCCAGTTACATGGAGGTCGCTAGCGGGTGTGGCATTATTAATACCTACGCGGCTGTTTGTAACATCCAAGTAAAGAAGGCTCGTCTCGAAGGCCAAGTCTACGCCATTGCGTAGGAGGTTGTCCTTTAAGAGCGGACCCGAAATTCGACCAACAGCCATTTACGCTCCCGTATACCCCGTGTTTCACGGTTAACCACTTTTTCAGCTGGACGCTCTTAGCGGGTTTACCACTGTTGAATATCGTAAAACCTTGGTCAGATTTTACAGTAATAGTATTTATCGGTTTTGGTTATAACCCCAGGATAAGGGCCCAAGTATAGGAGACGTCACTCACTTCTTCTTTGGTAAGTTTGGCTGAAGCTCCGTTCCATTGTACCCACTGTGTGCCATTCCAAAGCTCTGGAACTTGTGAGCTTGAGTTATATCTAGTTGTACCTAATTCAGGAGTTGCTGGTCTATTATTGATACTTCCAATAGGTAGTATAAATCCGTTCGAACCTGTAAATCTTACATGTCCGTAATCTGTACTATAAAATGTTAGAGGATTGTTTATAACGTTTATTGTGTTACCATTAACTTTTATATTTGTATTGACAAAATTAACTTGACTGGTTGGATTTAAGAATAAATCTGTAGATAAATTTGTATTATCGATATTATTTGAGTTAATTTGTATAGTGTCAGCTAGCAAAGTATTATTAAACAGTTTAGTTGAATCTATAGTAGTCGTTAGTATATTATTTGCTGTGAAATTTAGGGTTTCAGCCGAGCTATTAGCAACGGCAGATGTTAGATGATTCTGGCTTACTAGTCCTATGAAATTTACGTAACCAGTTTCACTAAAACCTTCGTAGTTATTCCAAATATCATTATAACGAATTTCTCCGTTAGATATCATAGATCTTACTTGATCGTCCCCTATAGGTAAAACTAAACTTGTATAAGAGTTTGTATAAACATTACCTGTTCCGGTAGGAGTTAAGTAAATACTTTTTTGTGAAATACTAGTATTAAAGAACTCGGTTGTAAGTATAATTCCATCTTGAGTTACAATTAACTGAGCATCTTGGGTTATCAATTGTTCAGAAGTACTGGTCCATGTATTTCTAATATTGTTATTAGTAATAGTTAATTTTTCAATATTAGTAGACCCAGTGCCAGCTGCTAAAAATGATATATCACTATTCGATGCTATACTTTGTATGGTATTTCCGCTGATTTGGAAATTACCTATATTGATATAAGATCCAGTTGTTGGAAATATAAAATTATTAGAAACTAGAGTACCAGTTATATTAGTATTACCGTACTGAGAATAATCTCCAGTTTGTGCTATTGTACCAGTGTTTACTAGGCTTTGTAAATTAGTAGTTCCAGTTACTGATAAATTTTGTACAAGATTAATATCTTTTCCAACTTGTGCGCTACTGGGTATAGCAATCTTACCAGTACCAGTTGTTAACAAAGTTATATCAGCGTTAGCTGATGTGTTTGTTATTGTACTTCCACGGAAATCAAAATTACCTACATCTAAGTAAGTATTTGCACCAGAAATTGTAATATTGCCAGATGCTGTAAGTAAACCACTGATAGTAGTACTACCAGTCTGGTTAAAATTACCAGTCTGTGTAATTGCTTTAGAGGTTGTATTGCCTAGTGTTGTATTAACATTTACTAGCAAATTTCCGTTAATAATTGCATTCTGATCAAGCTGTAAGCTAGACTGATAAACTCTTACCAACCCAGATCCATTTGCAACTAATACTAGGTTACTATCAGTATTAGTAGTTGCTATAGAGTTATTGGTAATTACAGTATTACCTCTAACTATTATTTTGTTTACAAATAAATTATTCCAATATAAACTACTTGATCCTAAATTATAAACTCCGTTAGCACTAGGAATTAAACTACTATCAAAAGTAGATCGAATTCTTACTGTATCAGAACTAGACGAACCTACTGTAAAATTATTATTGTATGTGTTAGTGCCCGTAGCTGTAAAAGTACTAGTCACATCTAAAGTAGATGTTAGTATAGTACTAACTGTGATCTTTCCATAGTATGTTTTCCATACCAATGTCGATGATCCTAAACTATCTGTATTTGTTATACTAGGTAGTATATCACTATTGACTTCTGCTTTAAAATTAATAGTATCAGTTGGCGCATTACCAAAAGTTATGTTACCATCAAATGTTACATTGCCAGTGGCATGTAGATCACCATTTACTAATGTGTTAGAATTGACTACTATCTGTCCAGTAGGAGTTAAATTTAAATCTCCGCTAGCGGTATAATTGGTAATGCTGTTACCGCTAAAATAAACATCTGTAGCTTTTAAATTTGGAACTACAATCGTAGGGTTAGAAGACTGATTAGGACTAATAACTATTGGTCCAGTTACGTTTTGTACGTTATTGGTTGTAAACTCGAGGTTAGCTAAAAAAGCGTTGTTGTCTACAATTAACCAGTCAGTACTAGTTAAACCAGTGCTTGTACCGCTTGTATTAGTAAAAGTTGAGACATCTAAGTCGTACGCAGGGCCGCTATTGTTAATGCCAACATAATTGTTTGTGACATTAAAATATAATAAAGTATTTTCAAAGGCAAGATCAACGCCGTTACGTTTGAGATTTTCTGCTAGTAACGGGCCGCTTATTCTACCAAGTTCTCGCCCCATGGTCAGCTCCTAGCTTAACTGTCAAAGCCGTGCAATATTACTATTGGTGTGCTTAGTCCCGGTGTAGCAGATGTAAATTTGATATAGTACTTAGAGGCATTTGCACCTTGATTAAACGGTGCTACACCAATTGTTGTTCCTGTTTGAATCAGATAGTTTGTTGACCAAGTTTGATACACGTTACCAACAATAACCACTAAGTTATCACCGGTCCATGTAGCATTATCTTGTACACTACCGCCAGTATACATTGGAGGTTGAGGGTTCAATGGACCATATACTGTACTGGACCCATCTCCTGTATAAGTTTCTCTTGTAACAACAACAGGTTCTTTGAAACGTAAACTACGCCATGTTCCTGCTTGATAAATTTCAACTTGACCGCCATTTAAATCTGTACAATAACGAATCATTCCGTTTAATGGTGAGCTTGGACGTTGTGCAACGGTTCCTGTTGGTAATATTAAATTATTTGTCACACCCATAACAATATTAGCTGTTGATCCAAACACAGCATTAGAACTACTAGACGTTATAGCCGCGTTGGTAGGATCTACAAAAAATTGTGGATCGTTAGCAATTCTGCGATTAATTGTTTGTCTTTTTAAGTATCTCATTATACCGCCAATGTACTTACAACTATGCTTACACCTGTGCCTGAATATGCTACACTGGCGATTGCATCTAGTTGATCTCCGTTGCCTAATACTAATTTTTCTTGATCAAAACTTACAGTTTCTCCAGGAGGAATCGGTAGTGCTGAAACTATAGTTGTTTCTGGATTTCCGTATGGATTCTTTCCGCTTGGAACAGCATAAAGTGTCAAATTGATAGTTGTAGAACTATGATTGTTACAAGCTATAATACTAGTAATAGCGTTATTACCAGAACTAGAATACACTACGGTTCCGTTAGGACTTCCACTTGTAACTGCGGTTGCTGTAATTTGAGTTGCGCTTAATGCCATGTTCTATTCCTTATAGTAAAATACTTAGAAGTACTGCTCGGTTCTTACTGATTAATTCGTCTGTTGTCAGTGTATTTTTAAAATACAAACCTGTCTTTCCTGGTGTACCAACACCAGTTCCAGGGTCTCCTGAATATATTAAACTTGCTCCAGAAACACTGCTTGCTGGAACTGAATGATTGTCTAATTGTATTACACCGTTTACTTCAACTGTAGTATTATTTGATGTTAAAATTAAATTATCATTAGTAGATACTACATGTTTAGGATTGCCTGAACCAATAGTTGTAATAGTATTTGGAGTTGTATTTCCAGCTACTTGTACGTTATAAGTTAATAATTGTCCACCTAGATATAATCCGCTAGATGTCATGGTAGACGAAGTTCCACCTACAGTAAATGTTAATAAATTAGTTGTTGCATTTATTAAACTAGTTGTTCCACTTGTAGTATCTTGTATGCTATGTACAATAGCTTGTCCTTGTCCGCTGCCCGGTGAATATGTACTAGCCACATAAAGTTGCAAGTATTGAACGTTTGGAATTGTATCGTAATCTGTGTTTTGAATTCTACTGGCATAACTGGCGCCTGCACTAACATCGTAGTGTGTTACACGTAATACACCATCGCCGCCGCCTAAATCAACTTGTAAATCTCCGCCATTTGATGGCTGAATTTTGCTTACTTTAATACCTTCTGCTACGGCAGATGATGTGCCGTCTGTAACATTATAAGCAACCCATGCACCATTTGATGTTGCAGCTGATTTGTTATCATACCAGTTAACATTATGATCGTCCCAAACCCAACGTGCATTGTTGTTTAAAGTGCCACGGTCAACTTCAATACCAGATTGATATGCAGGTGATAATAAACTATTAACACCTGCACTGGTTTCGCCTTTGTTTAGAGTAATAATACTATCTTTGATAGTTGTGTTTTGACTTTCTACAGTGGTTGTAGAACCTTTAACGTCAAGATTACCAGTAATAACAACTCGGCCTTGCAACGCTCCTGTATCTAAAAAGATAGTAGGAGTTGTATCGCTAGGTGAAACAGCTTGTACTTGTATTCTGTAATCACCGTTACTGACTTTAAGTATTCTTGACATCTTAGTCCTTAACTATTAAGCGTTTTCAATCTTCACGTAACCTGCACTAGCGTTTGCTTGTCCTGGGAAGAATTTCCAAGGAACTGCTGTGCCTGCAGCAAATATTGAACCAGCAGACTTGTTTAAACGAGCACAAGCAACTGGATAAACTACTGCCTTGCGAGCTGTTAATTTCTTAACAAGATATGAATTGCCGCTTGCATCAAATGCCCAGATATTCATTTCTGCGCCTTCATTACCAGTAAATGTTCCGCTTACTAAACCAGTTTCTTTTAGTTTACCAGTGTGTGCGCCTGTGCGTGTATACTCGCCATTTTTGTTTATACGATAACGATCTGTTGACACTTGACGAACGATATCAACTTCTGCTGGCGCACCGCTTAACCAAGCATAAGCAATAATAGCTGGCTCACGATCACCAACGCTACCTGCAGCCTGTGTTGGATCTGGTTGTGTTAGTACAATACTGATTGTTGGAGGAGTACCTGTAGCACCGTTTGCTAATGTAATAGTAAACACTTGTTCTTCTGTATAACCAGAACCCACATTGTTAATATTGGCTGTGGCTAATTTTGTATGAATATCAACAGTAAAAGAAGTAGCAGCCCCTGTACCAGTTAATTGAGTAATACTAACTGTTGTTGTATCAAGTGGAATGTTACCAGTGCTACCGGCATTAGTAACTGTAAACAAAGCATTTGCTCCGCTTAGGTCGCCAACAGTGATTATTGATCCTGGGAATATTGAGCTTGTATAAGTATCGCCAGTTACCAATCCTGTTTTTCCAGCATTAGTTGTTACTGTGTCAATACAATAAGTCACTGACCAAGTTGCTTGGATACCATCAGCAATTTGTGGAGCTGGTACTGCCAAACCTAGTACAGGCACATTTGGACTTACGTTGTTTGATAACCATGAACCACGGTTTGTAATGTTGAAACTGGAGATGCTCTTACCACCAATTTCTGCGCTGGTATTAGACAAAGTAGCACCTGATGCGAATGTTCCATCAGATCCGACGTTACGATTACCAAAATATTTCTTATTTAGAGGACGTCCCATTTTATTTTCTCCTTATGAAAACACGGCGTTCTAGGCCGTACGCGGTTGGATTTCCGCATAAAATCCACCCTATGTGGATCGTACTATGTATTTATGCGTAGGTGATTCTTAAAGCTACTTGGTCAACATAAGCTAAGTCTCTATGAGGAATTATCGGATTACTTTGAAAACTAATAACAATTCCAAACGTTGAACTAGATATTTCTGTGCTAGTCCAAGTATCGCCCCATAAATCTGTACTACTACCGTATACATTGAAATCACCGACTGGGTGTAGCGGAGTAGTAAAATCTCCAGTATTCATATCTGTTTGAACAGAATTAATTTCGCTTGCGCGATTTTCCCCTGCAAGTGTCAAACCGTCTTTAGTTAATTGAATTATTAAGTCTTGTATACGTCCGGCACGTTGTATGTTTAATTGAAATTCTATGCCTAATATTGCAGAATTAACATTGGGAATATTAAAACCAGTACACCATAATGCATTAGTTTTACTACGAAATTTTTCCATCCATAATCCGCTAATACAATATAAAGGTTGTTGCGATACAGCATAGCTATCTTTACTAATAACTAGTTCGCTGTGTGTCCAAGGAATACTAGGACGTCCAGTAGCTTCTTCAACAGAACTTATTTGTTGTATACTAGTCGGAGAATAAAATATAGTTGTAGGCATCATATATTTACCCAAACAAAAAGGACCCGAAGGTCCTTTTTATTTTTACTAATAAACTGTTTAGGTTTGAATTAGCTGAACTTGACGTTACCGTTAGTAATAGCAACTAGACCTAGATAGTCAGCTGCGTTACCTAGAGAAGAAGCTGTATTTGACAACTCAACATAACCATAACGTGTCATGAATGATACGACTGGTTCAAATGTTGATGGATCCAATACAACACCACTGCTCATCAATGGAATATATGGGCAATAGAAAGCAGGAGCATCGCTCTCGCTTGAGCCTTTGTATCCAATTAGAACTGGAGCATTGTCATATGAATAGCTGTTAACATAAATCTTCATAGCACCGTTCAATGTACCAACGAATTTTGTATTTGTTGGAGCTTCAAATGTACCTTCTGTTGTACGTGCAAATGCTGAAGTTGTAGCAGACTGAAGGATAGTCAATGTGAATGGACTAACAACAGCGTAGTTACCAGCACCACGACGTGTACGTTGAGCGATCAAGTTGCTTACGCGATTGATCTGAACAGCTAAAGCGGCATGCTCATCACCAACGAATGTAGCTGTACCGCTAACGGCAGCTTGGTCATAAGTTTGTGTAGCTGTACCAGCTAATGAAGTCAACGAAGCGATAATTTCTTGGTCGATTTCAGCTGTGATTTCTTGAGCTAAAGCAGCCATAACTTCAGCTTCAACGTCGATACCTTGTTGAGCTTGAGCGTCTTGAGCAGCTTCAAATGTCCAGCGAGCAGACAATTTACGTGTCTTAGCTTCAACTGTTTGTTTCAAGATTTGAATGCTCATTCTGTTACCAGCTTGACCTTCTAAAGAAGCTGTAGTAGCTGCTTTAGCAACTGCGTCTTGTTGGTTACCAGAGTAAGCAGCCGCAATCTTGAATGGGCTTAGTGCCTCTTCACCAGCTAGTACATTAGCACCGCTTGATGAGTCTGCATAACGCACACGCAATGTGTGAATTTGGCCGACTGGGCCAGTCATTGGTTGTACACCAACCAACTCGTTAGCGATAACGGTTGGCATAACACGACGGATTACTGGAAGAATCACGCGGTTTAAAGTTGCAACGTTGCCAGCAGAAGTAGCACCAGCAGTTGGAGATTCCATCAAATACTTGCGAGTATTCTCAAGGGTCACACCCATTACTGATTTTTTAGTGCCTTGTAAGCCTTCTAATAGGGCTTCTTTTGTTTCTGCCCAACGTCCATTAAGTAGTTCTGACATTTAAATTCTCCTTAAATTTTTAGTCCTGCGAGCTTTCTGATATCGATAATATTCGAATCCATCTCGCTGCTACGTGGGTTGTTGGAAATTTTATTTCCGGTTATTTCTTTAGCCTCTACTAGTGCCTGTTTCTTCTGCGGAGCTTTGCCAGCTATTACGGCTGGAAGATACTTGTCAAAACTTTCGTTCAACTTAGTAGTCTTTACGCTCTCCATTAATTCGCTCATGATTTCACGTTGTTCACTGTTAAGTGGACTTAGTAATTGACTCATGATTTCTTTTCTTTCTTGACTCTCTTTAAGAGTACGGATTTCAGATTCTTTACTTTCTAGGATTTGTTCAGCTTTGACAACAGCTTGCGCTGCTTCCTTCATTGCCAAATCTTTCAAGTCTATGACCTTGAGTAATTTTGCTGTTTCCGATTTTTCATTTAGGTAGCTGGTCGAGTATTCAGCAGCAAAAGCTTCGAATAACTTACGACCAAAATCTGCACGACGAGCTGCTTCGATGTCTTCTTTCAGTGCATGGATTTCAGAATTTAAATTCTGAGTCACAACTGATTCAACCATCTTAGCAGCACGAGTTACAAACTCTTGTTTTACCTTCTTGATTTCATTGCGACCTTCACGAACTAGGCGTACCTTAGTTTCTGCTAGGTCTTGTTTGTCCTTGAAGAACTCTGTAATTTCTTGAGCTAGAGCCTCAACTACGAATTGTTCCAACTTTCCGAACTTGCTTGCCATTACAACTTGATCTTCGTGTAATTCACGGACTTCAGTAGCTAACTGACGTGTAACAAATTCCTTCATTACTTCAGCTGTCTTCTTCTTTTCCTTGGCTAGCTTAACTTTCATTTCAGCTAACTGACGACGGTCATCGGCAAACTCAACAATTTCAGAAGAAAGTTGCTCGCTGATCATGCGATCAACAGCTTCAATCATTGTGTTTTTGTCGTGTTCGTATTTTTGTGCGAATTCTTCGCGTAGTTGTTCAGCAACTTGTTCACGGGCTTCATTTATTTTTGAATCCCAAGCTGCTTGAATTGACTCTTGGATCTCTTCAGAAATCACATTGCTTTCAAATAACGATTTTAGCGCATCCAACATGTGATTCTCCTTGTTATTGGAGTTTGCTTATTATATTCAATAAGCTCTCTTTGAGATATTTCTGTGCTTTAGGATCGCCCTTCACCTCTTGCGCTATACGCAAGGCATTGAATCCACCGCGATTATTCATCAAGTGTTCATAAATTGGTGTAGGATACGCTCCAGGAGCACTAGGTTGAGCTACCATATCTACTGTGATAATCTCAAAATCCGATACTTCACCGGAACCGTTATCACTAACGTTCCCGGATCCGCGACTTGAAACACCTAACTTGACTCCGCTTTCCAGCATTGTCTTGATTAGTTGTCCCATTGGTGTTGGAAGTATTTTCAACTTCCCGTAACCGTTAGGACCGTCCATCCACATATTAACTATCATGTGACTCACACGGTCCAGGTTAATTTTTAGATCATCTGGATGATCCACTTCTCCGAGAACTGAATAACCGTTCTGAATCTGATCGTTAAGGGTCTTAACAGCCTTGCCAATCTCATTAACAGGGTAAACACGCTGGTTAGCGTTACGTATACCGCCCTGGATGCAAATCCCGGACATGTACAAGTTCTTACCGTCTTTGTCATCAGATTCAACGATCATTTTTGCTTCGTTGAAACTGAGATTCTCTCGGAGGTATAACATATATTATATGTTCTCTTTATTAATTAACGAATTCTTCCGCCAATCGTTGACTTTTTATTGTCAGCTGATTCGCCTTTGCCTTTGCTTTCTGGACCATGACCAGGTTCTTTCTTCTTGAACGCTGTCTTGCCTGCATTAGCGCCTGGCTTATTGATGTTTCCACCGTCTTGTAGTGTTGTACTTGGCTTCAATAATCCGCCTTGTGTTCCACCAGTTGTTGTGCTGAAGTTTTTAGCAATATTAGCAGTTGTGCCGCCCATATCGTTCTTCATGTTGTCAATAACTGATTTTGTATTTTGACCATTGTCGCCATGTTTTGGTAGTGCAACTTTGTTTACATATTCCATCATATGTGCTACTTCATCTTGTTCTGCATCCATGCCACCAAATGCTGGATCATCAATACCGTCATGATGCTCTGGCTCATGCTCTTCATCAGCCATTAGTTGTTCAAATTCTGCTTTTAGGTCTTCTAAAGCGTCTTCTAGATCCATAACACGATCTTCGATATCGCCACCTTCGGCATCGCCTTCCTCGTCACCGCCGAAGTCTGGCTCTTCTTCGCCATCGTCTTCACCGCCGAAGTCTGGCTCTTCTTCGCCATCGTCTTCACCGTCGTCTTCTGGCTCGTCTTCGCCTTTTTCTTCTTCGGCACCTTCTTCTTCCATGTCTTCTTCCATAGAATCATCTTCTTCTTCCATGTTTTCAGATTGGTGTCCGCCTAGGCCAGCGTGTTTGTTAGCTTCTTCTGGGCTGAAGTCTTCTGCTAATAATTCTTCGTAAATTTCACGTGATTTTCCAACAACGATGTTGTGGAATATTTCTTTTGCTTGCTCATGATCTTCATTGATCAAAGCTTCAAGCATTGCTTCAAATTGAGCGCGGTCAGTCATGTTTGGTTCTCCTGTGATTGTGGTTACAAGGCTGTATTATATTTACACTTTTGTTAAAAAAGTGTATAGATAAGGTGTGAAAACGGCCGTTTTTTGGCCGTTTTCAATTATTGTGCTGGTGCAGCTGGTGGAGCTGCATACATTGAATGTATAAATTCTAGTTCGCTTTCCTGTTCCAGGATGTGGGCTTCACTACTTTTACGTAGTTCATTTAGTTGTCTTAGTGTTAATCTTGTTTTACGTGTATCATCTCTATGCAACTGAGTCTGATCGCGTCTAGGCTCATAGCGCAAATCATTGGCTACATGCCTTGTGTCTGGATCAATATAAAACAACTCTCTTAAAATCATATTGTATTTATGCGGCAGGCGGTGGAGTAGCGGCCCCAGGTTGTGTTGCAGCTCCAGGATTAGGAGCTCCTTGTTCTTCGCCAGTGTCTGTTATATCTTCTGGAGCTGTCATGTCACCAGCAGCACCCATGTCTCCTTCTATTCCGCTAGCAGACAAGCCTGCACTACGTAATTCTCCAGCGGCATCGGTAGTAGTTGGCTGTCCTTTTCCATTTTCTTCTGCCCATAGACGTTCGTTTTCTGCTACTTCCTCGTCTGTTAGTGCAAGGAAACGTTTAAGAGCAAAGCGTTTACTCATAAATGGAACGGCTTGAATGGTATTAAATGTATTAATCCGTTCAGTGTCAATAGCTGCTTGACGTGAACTTGCAAAGTTCATAGGAGGATTAAAGTTTAGTTCAAATAAATCTGGATCAATATTCAATCCACGAGCATTTAAAAACAATTTAAACTCGCTATCAAACACTGCTGTTAGTAAACTTTGAAGTCTTTCACAGTATTTGTTAAAACGTAACTCTTGAATGTACGCTGTTCCTACACGACCATCATTGAAATTGCTCTGTGAATCATCCGCACCAGTAGGCAAATAGCTACTTGGAATACGTAATCCACGGAATAACTTGTTAGTAAAGTACTTCAAGTCATCAATTTCGCCAATATTCTTACCGCCTTCTAGCATTGTGACGTCTGATCCTTTGCCGTCTGCTGTTTTAGGGAAGAAATAATCTTCGTTAATGCTCAGAGGGTTGTATGCAGAGTCTATGACGTTCTGTCCGCCTCCTGTTTGTGACGGAATACGGCGTTGATGTATTTCGTTTTTAACACGTTCTACGAATGCCATGGCTAAGTGACTAGGCATATTACCCACGTCGATATGGAATACACGACGTTCTGGAGCACGTTGTATACGATAAATCAAGATTGCATCTTCTAATAGTTCTTTTTGTTTGTAAACTTTAAAGATATTTTCTAATAAACTATTGCCAAATGGAAAATTTTGATCTAAACCTTCTGACAAACTCAAATGAACCATATGCTTATTATCGATGGCATTTTCCTTTTGATTCATTCCAAAGCGTCCGCCTACGTTACCTCCACTAGTTCCGCTACTACTACCACCGCCTGATTGCCCTAAATAACCGCTTGCAGGCAATGGACCACCGCCAGTTTGACGTGGATTTACTGTAGGAGTAATCATTGTAGCAATTAAATTTTCAAAATTAGGTGCTAGATCTTTAACAATATACTGTTCAGGTTTCTTACCTTCACTTTCATTAACAATAACTTTGATAATTTGACTAGGATCTAAGTAACTCCACTTTTGATTTTCAGGATCTCTAATAAAGAAACTATCTCCATACTTAAAAGTATTGCGAACAATACGAAAAATACGTACATCAAAGTTTTGCAACTTGTTCCATTGTTGTAGATATTCACTTAAAACACGAACTTCTACATTAGTTCCTTTATTGCGCCACTTGACCGCAAATGGACTCTTTGAATCTTTTAGTTTTTGTGTGCAGAATTCAGCTAGAATGTCTAGAGCAGCGTTAACTTCTGGATCACTATCCATAACTTCGTACTGTTGATAACGCTCAATACGATTTGGACTACCAGAATATACATCCGGCAAGTAGCTAGAATAGTTACTTCTTGCCGGACCAGGACGATTGCCGTTGTTTTGGCCGCTGATAGGGCCTAACAATTCACCATTTACAGGTACGGGCGTAAAATACTTTTTCCAACTCATCTAATTTATATCCTTTTAAGCAAACTTATTGCCACTTAAACTTTTAGTTGCCTTAACTTGTTGTTGTGCTGCTGTGGCTGTTTGTTGACTATAACTAAGAAGGCTTGTCATACTCTTATTTAAGTGTTCTAGACTGGCATGTAGATCTTTCATGGTAACTTCTGCAACTGTTCCTGTAGCTGGTTTTTCTTCTTTTTTTGCTTCTTGTTTTTTTGGTTCTTCTTTCTTTTCTTCTTTAACAGCTTGTGCTGTAGTTTTAGATGCATCTTTATTTGCTTCAGTTGGTGATTTGATTGGAGCAGGTTTAGAATCTTTAATTTGAGCATTTAATTTTTGCAAGAACGGAGGAAGTCCCGAGCCTTTTACTCCTTCTCCAAAAGAACTAAAGTCGGGTATTACAGATTTAGAAGGTTCTTCTGTTTTTCCAGCAGCTGCTTCTGTTTTTCCAGTGGCATCTGCTTTAAGTTTTTCAATTTTAGCATTTGAAGCTTCTACCATTTTAGTTGCTTCAGCTCGCTGTTCTTCTTCTGTCTTTATACCGCCTTTAGATATTTCTTCATAACGTTTTTGTGCTTCGGCTTGTGTGGCAATTTGTTTTGTTGTGCCGGTGAGGCCGAGTTCTTCTAAACGTTTTTGTGCTTCGGCTTGTTTGGTAATTTGTTCTGTTTTTAACTTATCAAGATTAGCGTAAACTGCTAAATCTTGTTCACGGTAACTTAAAGTTTCTTTACTGCCTTCAATTTCTTTTTGCAGTTTTTCAATGCGACTCTTTTCTCTATTTGTCAGTTCACGACCATCAGCAGCAACTTGAATTTCTTCAATTTGTTTATTCTTTTCAGCAATGGCATTCTTTTCAGCATCAACAAGATTTTTAGCATTTTCCAACTGCATTTTTTTGCCTTCTGCATCAGTGTAGGCATATTTCAATGTAGTTTGTTGATGTTCACTTAAGATTGTTTTCTGTTCTTCGGCTGATTGTTTAACCGTATCAATTTGTGTTAACCCAAGAGATTCTGCAATTTTAGCAGCTTCTTCCGAGGCTGAAACAACTTTTTGTTTACTTTCTGTTTCTAATCTAGCCTTATATTCGTCTAGATTGTTTAATACGTTAATTGTAGTTTGATGATAATCAATTGCTCGTTGATTTTTTGCTTTTTCTTTTTCAAGTTCGTCTAGATCATATTGTTCACTTTCAGTAAGTTGTCTTTTAGATCCTAGAGATTTTATATCTGCAATTTTTTGTTCAGTTTCCTGCGCATCTGTTGTCCAACGAGCTAGTTGTTTTTTTGATCCTTCAAGTCCTTTAGCAATTTCTTCTTGAGTTGCATCTGCCCAGTCTGCTGTTTGAAACTTTTCACTCTTTGTCATAGGTGCAGCCGCGGCTGCGCCAGTTGTTGGACCACTTGCACTACTGATAGTAGTTTTAACTAGATTAGAAATTTCAGATACATTAACGCCACCGCCTTTTTGTGAATCAGCCATAGCTGTTGCGGCAGCTGTTAAACCATCAACCTTCATGTTTTGCATCAAGGTCTGCATCTTTTCATCTGGTACTATATGCTCTTTTCCAGCCTCGCCAATAATAGCTAGTTCGGGTTTATTTACAGTTCCACCTTCAGCCATTTTTTTGACGTTGTTCATAACGTCTGCTGTCTTGTCTAATGCAGGTAGTAATATTTTACCTGTTGCAAACCCTGCACTTTCACCAACAGTAGCCGCAGCATTTTCTAATGGGCTACCTGATTTTGAATCTTTTGCGGCACCAATAACTCCATCTTTGCCGGCATTAGGTCCAGAAAATCCCTCTTTACCTCTTTGGTAACCTTCTCCTACTTCTTTTTCTAAAGTTTTACTAACAGTAGTTACATTACCTGATTTATCTTTAACTTGAGAGTTTAATAATCCATCATTAAATTTCTGTAATGCTGGACCTACATCTTTATTAATAGGAACAACAACCTTATTCATAAACGCACTATTAACATCATCAGCTCGTGCGCCTAATTTAACAAGTGCTTCGGTGCTTTCACTTCCTGGCTTTTTATCTGTTTGTTCTGCTTTGGCTTGTTTTAATGCTTCTTCGTGTACTATACGACGTTTTTCAGCTTCGTCTTTAATGCCATCTAGTTTGCCTTCTTTCTCCATTTGCTTCATAAGAGCTGTTTCACTCTTATAAATGCCAGCATTAGCTGTCATACTGGCTTTCATTGTTTCGCCAGCGGCGGTATTACTAGAATAAACAGCAAGACTTAATTTATTAACATCATTTTGATTTTTCATCATCTCCGCAGATGCTTGCTTACTGTATTCAGTAGCAGCTTTGGCATTGCCTTCTGCGGTAGCACGAGCTTGTGCCATTGTAGCTTGTGCTTCTCTGCCACTGATAGCTACTTGGTTAGCAGCTTCTTCACTTTGCACAGTACCTGTGGCAAAGACTTCTTTAAACATTTGTCCTTGTCCACGGAGATTAGCTTCGTTATATTGTGTTAGGTAATTATTACGAATTGCAGCTGCTTCTTCTTCGCTTTTACCCATTGTAAGAATACGCAACTTAGCTTCCACTTGCATGTCAGCTTGTGCTTTCTTTAAACTTTCTTCTTGTTCAGCACGTGACTTACCAGTCAACTTGCTCATCAAATCCATTTCAGTAGCTAGTTCTGTGGCTGCTTTGATAGCACGTTTCTTACTAGCTTCGTCATTCATGTTCACAGTCTGTTGCTGTGTTAACGTGATTGCCAAGACATCATTAATATCTCGACTGGTCATACCCATCATGCGCAAGTCATCTGTGACTCCGCTGTCAGCCATTTCTTTACTTAACTTAGCAAAATTTTCTGCGCCTTTAGCAGCACTTCCGCCTAAACCGTTAAAGTTGCCTGAGTTGTTTTTAATGACTTGGCCAAACTCTGCTATATCTAATCGTGCGCCTGCAGCTGCAGCTGTCATGCCAACTATATCGTTATTAAAGTTTGCACCACTAGCACTAAGTTCTCGCCATGTGCCTAGACTAGGTTCAATTACACCTTTTAAATTATTGTATGCTTTGCCGGCTGCATCCATGCCTGCACCAACAGCTTTACTTGCGGCACTTAGAGGATTAAAACTGTCAATAACATCTTTTGTAGCCGCGCCGAATCCTGCTCCGGCTGCATTACCAGCCGTACTACTTGGTGCGCTGTTGCCTTTACCGATGCCAGATTCTTTAAGAGCTTGCTTAAACGCTTCGACGGTGTCTTTATCTGCGGCCATAAAAAAATCCTAGAAATATAGTGTATTTATAGGATTGAATAACAGCGTATATAACTGTTATTTAGATTTGGATTGTAGTGCTAGTACTTTTTGTACATTAGGATCTTCAGGATGCAGTTCTAAATAGTTCTTAACAAAAGGACGCATCATGGCATAATCGTCTAAGTTGCCGTCTTTATCAGTAACACGAATTCCGTTAATCATAATAGCATTTTTATCAGAATCTAAAGGTGCTAGGTTTCTTGCTTGTGTTGCTTTTTCATCGTCAGCAGCTGCCGCAGGATTGATTCTTTGTTTTTCTTTCTTGGCAGCTGTGTAAAAATCAACACCTTTATCTTTGAAGAACGCATTTATTACTGGAATTTCACTCAAATACTGACGTAGTATATTCCAACTAGCATCTGGTACTGAACCAATAGTTACTAGTGTTTTGAAAAAGTGATCCGACATCCATTGTTCAAATGTTTTAGACATTAAGAACGCTTGTAAAGCCGTAAACACAGCTTGTTCAACTACTAGACCTGTAATTGTTGCAGCGGCTGCACCTCCGCCAGTAAACACAGTTACACCTAATGTTAATACCGCCAGTATTAAACGAATTAAAAATGCTACTAGTTTAGCTGTACCTAAAGTTGTTGCTAACCATGGACCCATGAATTGAATAACCCACAGTCCCCAGTAGGCTTCGTGTGCTTCTTTATACTGTTCAGCGTTTAATTCACCTGCATTATACTTATCTTCAAGTATAGAAAAATTGCTGTACAACTTGTAACTGATAGCAAACGCACCTAGTACACGCAACACATAGCTAATATTACCTACTTTCATAGCAAATGCTTCTTGCGATGCGGCCTTGCTAGCTTTAGCTGTACCAGATGTAATGTCAGCCAGTGCTTTACCAGCAGCTGGACTTAGATTTGGAAATTGCTTTTTAGCAATTGCCGCTAGATTTTTAACAGCCCCAGCATCATAACTGGCTTGTTTAGCTGCGGCTCCTGCATTACCGGCACCGAACCAGTTCATTGGATTCAAACTGAATTCGTCTAGTTGAGGATCTTTTGAAATTACTTCATAAACTTTCATAATTTGTATTTACCAAATAAACCTAGCCAATACGAAAATAACCCAAAAAGTGCGTATATAAATACATGACAATATTTTGGAGTTATTACAATGGCCGTTAATCCGTTACAAAAGTACTTTAGACAACCTAAGATCTATATCAAGTTCCCCAGCGGAGGTATCTTTAACAAGCCCGGTACTATCCAAGGCGATGTTACCAATACACCAGTATATGGTATGACGGGCATGGATGAAATCATTGTTAAAACTCCAGATGCATTGTTGTCTGGCGAAAGCACAGCACAAGTTTTAACCAGCTGTTGCCCGGCTATCAAAGATCCTTGGGAATTGTGTATACTGGATCTAGTTATTTTATTGGCAGCTATTCGTATTGCTACCTATGGCAACTCCATGACCGTGGGACACAAGTGCAATAATTGCGGATCTGAAAATGACTATGACATCGATCTAAACAAAGTTGTGGAATTTTACATGGCCTGTCAGTATGACGGTAAAATTGTCACAGACGATCTGACCATTAATCTACGTCCATTAACATATAAGCAAAGCACTGAGTTTAATCTTAAAAACTTTAGACTACAACAACGTCTTGCTCAAGCAGAAGTCATGGACAACACTCCAGAAAGACAAGAAGTAGTTAACAGTTTATTCAAAGAATTAGCCGATATCCAAACTGAAATTTATCGTGCTACTATTGAAAGTGTTGATACTGGTCAGCAAGTAGTTACCGAAACTCCCTTTATCATGGAATGGTTGGACAACTGCGACAAGAGTGTGTTTGATGCTATCAAAGCTAGAAATCAAAAAAATAATGATGCTTGGGCCATGCCTCGATTCCCAGTTAAATGCGACAACTGTGGCCAAGAAGCCAATCTTGCTGTAGACCTTGATCAGTCAAATTTTTTCGTACAAGCCTAATTAGTCTTCCACCAGACGAAATTCAAGCACATCTAGTTAGGCTAGACAATCAGATCCAGGGCTTTAAAGAAGAACTTTTTAGAATATCCTGGTATATGCGTGGTGGTGTTAGTGTAGAAGATCTACTTCATATCTACACATTCTCAGATCGTGAATTGATCTATAATATTATCAAAGAGAATATCGAAGTAACTAAAGAAACACGTATGCCATTGTTATAAGAAGAACTAGCGTTCTTCTGTTCTTCGCTTCAGCTCGAACTTTTATTAGTCTATCAAGAAGTAGTTAATGATTTATTAAACGCGAAGCGTTAAGATATTATCCAGATTGTTCAGTCACACTTTGCCCTAGCGGGCAAAGTTGTTTTGACATTATCCGAGTTGCACAATATCACCTTAGCGTTACTGCATTACAGTGGCGGTCATCCGGTACCACGAGCAGAGTCTTTATATGACGGCGGGCTTAACAAATACGCTAACACTTGTTAAACCGTGGGGCTACTACCCCTCTTTTAGCCTTGTTACTTCCCCTTATAAATCAAACTGGTTATGGCATATCCAATCGTCGTCCTGTAAAGGATAGTGATTTATAACTCTGTCACCAAGCAGAACTACCTTGCCGTCACACAACAGAACGGATTCAGGGCACAATGTCAACGCCTGTGCTGGCTTATTTGGTGATTTAGTAGCCTAAAGTATTATGATTTGAGTATGTGTGAACCGTGTACACGCACGGAAATTTGACCATTATAATAGTCTTTTGATTCCAGCACACGACGGCTGAACTGTTCACGAGCCTCTATATATGACGTTTCTGCTTTGGATTTACAGTAAAACAGTATTTCCCTGCGAAAGTTTTCTTGACCTAACTGCGCAATATCCTTGAGTAATTCATCCGACGACCCATAATAGGTCTGCCAATCACTGTTAATTTTACTGCGGATTTTCTTTTTTTTCTTAGTGCCGTTTTTTAATTTTACTGTTCGATAAGTAGTTTTAGAAAATTTTGCTAGTTTTTTGCCTATGTACATACGCCCTGTAATTGTGTTTGTTATAAGATATACAAACCCAACACAATCTTCGGGAAGTTCTTCTACAATTTCATTGTTATAGTACCAAGACATACACTAATTAGTGTCATCTGTCTCCGTACCCTGTGCCTTTTGATTTGCCTTACGTTCTGCTTTTGCCCTATCTAACCATACGCGATACTGTTGTACATGCGTACGGCGTTCTTTGGCTATAATTCTAATCTGCGCTAGCCAGTAGCGCATACGTTCGCCTGAACTACGTGTGCCTTTGTTGATCCATTCTTGATTTTCTTTAAAATACTCGCGAAAAGCCGCCATGAGTTTTTCATGCGATTCTTCGTTTTGATAGGGACTTGGATCAACGTGCTTACTCATTAATTTCTAAATCGTTAGCATAGCTAGTATAGCCGTTTTCTTTGATAACTTTTAACACATTGTTAACACGGCCGATTAGTTCGTCCTTGTGACTAATTAAGAAAATATTCTTCTTGCGTTCACGACCCATTTTCTTTAGTACAGCCAATGCGCCTTCAACACCTGCAGCATCAAGCCCGTTGTCAATAAGCTCGTCAACAAACAACAAGTTGATAGGTTGATATAAACTTTCCCAAACATCTCTAAACGACCATGACAAACCAAGGATAAGTCTATTCCGCTCACCTCGACTTAGATTATCAAAATCTAAATCTTGCCCTAGCTGGGTGATCTCAACGGTTAAGTCATTTTGGAATAACACAGTATGAGGCAATCCCATCTTATCAAGATAATAAGTTAGACGATTGTTCAAATATGCTAGGTTTTGATCTATAATCTTTTTACGGATAAAGGAATCCTTGCTAGTCAACAATTTTAATAAGAACTCTTGATGATCCTTTAAGCTGGTTAAAGTATTAACATTGTCCCAGGTGATTTCCTGCATGGCAGTGTCAGTGAGTTCGTCAATCTGTTCCTGATAAGGATCTGTGTCATTGCTTTTTTGTATCAGTTGATTTTCAAGAGTCTTCAAGTTGTTCTGATGTTTAAGCGCCTGCTCATAACTGTCGTAGTAGGTAATAGGCTTGGCTGGAACCTCACCAATAGAAGTAATTTCTGCTGTAATTTTTTCCAGGTCCTTTGATACTTTAGTAAAGTAAATGACCGCCTCGTCCAGATGCTTCTGAGCTAGAGCTGTCATTTCTTCATGCTTATGATCATGTAGCTGTTGTTCACAAGCGTGACAGGTCTTACTTGCCAATAAGGCGAGTTCGCGTTCATACTTCGTAACGCTTCGCTCCGCTTGCGCTATCGCGCTATCTAACGTAGCACGTTCCTTATTTAAACTTCGCAGCTTCGCTGTTTTTTCATCGAACTCTTTGAGCTCGCTGTGCTTCGCAAGCTCAGCTTCAATATCTACACTTTCCAACTCTACTATGCTACGTCCTATCTTTTCAAGTTCGTTAGCATGTTGCGTATTCCAAGCTGTTTGTCTAGTTAACAAACTATCAATACTAATTTGTATTTTATCATTAGATTTCTTGGCAGCTTCGATATTTGCAGACTCTTGTGTAATAGCATCCTTAGTTTGCTTAACTAGCTCTTTAAGCGTTTCTGCTTTTTCGCTAAGAATAGTAATACCCAACAACTGTTCAATAATAACACGTTGGTCATTGGCCCGCATTGATAAAAACGGTTCTGTATAAGTGTTTAACGCAACAATATGCTTGAACATGTCGTGGCTCATGCCAAAAAGTTCATCGATGTCTTTTTGTGTTTCACGTTGATCGCCTTGGCTATCATCGGATTCTTCGCCTTCTTGTTCTTGGTCGTTAACAAAGAACTTCATAACACTGGGTTTACGTCCACGTTCAATTCGATAATCTGTTCCGTCTTTTTCAAACGTCAAAGTCACTAACATATTTTTGTTGTTAATTTTGTTAATAAGATTGTCTTTTTTAATGTTAGTAAGTGCGTTACCAAATAAAGCAAAACTAAGAGCGTTTACAATGGTAGTTTTACCTGTACCATTACGACTGCCGTTATCATCACCGCCTTGGTCTAAGTTTTCACCTAGCACAAGTGTTAAGTTTTCCTTTCCGAAGTTTACAGCTTGGGTTTGATTACCCACGCTCATAAAGTTTTTAACGGTTAATTCTTTTATTTTCATAGGCTGTTATAAATGCTCAGTAGAATATTTTTGTCGTAGGTATCGCTATCAATACTAACAATTTGATTGCTAACGATTTGATCTACTGATTCAAATGCTTGTACATCGATATTGGTATTAATTTCAACATCTTTCTTTTCTGCAATAAGAGTAAGTTCGCGGATGTCATAATCTGCCATGAACTTTTCTTTAATAAAACTTGCTTCTTCGTATGTAATATCAATGTCTAGCGTAACACGTAAATGTTGCTTAGATTTGATAATAGTGTCTGCTTCGTCGATTAGACGGCTTAGTGTTACTGTTCTAAAAGTAGGCTGATCTGGCCAACTAAAATATTCAGGTTGCCCTCCCCATTCCATAACCATCATGCCGCGATCATCGTCCCATGTATCTGCATAATTGTGTGGGAAAGCATTGCCGATGTAAATCATGTTCTTTTGTTGCTGACGCTTATGAAAGTGTCCACTAAAACCTAGTTCATATTGTTTGAAACTATCTAGTTGAATCTCTCCATGATCTGGCATTTGTATCATAGCGTTCATGAAAAAGTTAGGTAATTCAAAATGTCCAAATATATATTTCCCGCCTTTCTTACCTACCGACTTCCATTCTTCGCCCACCAACCATGGACACAGCGTGACATCTCCAATAGTAGTAGGCTCATGTACCACAGTGATACCAGGTATATACTTTCCAAACTCCACAGAGTGTATGTCTCGTTTGTCTTTATAGTACAGATCATGATTACCAGGAAAGAAGTAGAACTGATCAAACGCTTGTCCCAACTTCTCCAAGGCCCTAAGGCTATAATCCATTGTAGTAATATTAAGGCTATTGCGATTATGATGCCAATCGCCCATAAAGATACCTGTATCACAACCTTCCTCCTTTGCTTTGGCAATATACCAATCTACAAAGTCTTCACAGTCCTGATTGTGTACTGATGAATTGCTCTTGAGACCGAAATGAATATCGGTCATACACGCAACTTTTTTAAATAAGTTTGCCATTATTCTTTAACTCCGTTTTCGGTATCTATAAGATATTGGGCATGATCTCCATTGATTGGATTACCTTTCAACACTAAATGATCGTGCATCGCCATCATAGCATTGGCAAACCACGCAGTCATTAAAGCCTCACTATCAGACTCTACACCATCTTCCA